ACGGCTTGCATCTCTATAGTTATCACGCTGTGATTGATAGGGAACAGCTAATTTAACGCCATCATATTTAATCTCTGCTTTATCTTTAGGGTGATTAAGAACACCTTTTAATCCATACCAGTGTTCATCAAAAACCCACCAGGTACCTAGGTTATAAGGGAATACAAGCTGTGTATGTTTATCTTTTTTAGCAATAACTTCTACACCTTTATAGCTGCGATCTTCTTTGATGCGCACCTTTTGATCCGGCCTTAGATCACCACTGGGAATTGGTTCTTTTTTAAGAAAGGTATCAACAGTACATGTAATATCAATTTCATTTTGCTTCTGTTTCTCTGCTCGACCTGAAGTAAACAGTAGAACTTCTTTCTTTCGCCGCTCTACTAAACCTGGGAGAGTGACACCATGATCACCCTTAACCCACTTAGGTAACTCTTCTTCTGCAACTTTATTAGGATCTTCGTTGTTATTAAGACGCTTCCTTAAGGTAGAACGCTCTAATGCGCCAGCACCACAGTTGTATGTGAAGGAGACTAAGGCATCAAACTGTGCCTGGTTAATCCTAGCAACAACCAGATCTTGTACGGCCCGTTCAAACTGCGCTACATCAGCACGGAGAAACCGATCAGCTTGGTCTTCGCTGATGGTCATATTGGCTTTTACATCAGGGCCAGTGTGTCCCCAGCCAATAGTCCAGACGCCAGCTGGACAAAGGTAGCTCTTTAAGCGGAGTCCTTCAAATTCTTTGATAAGTGCTAGGCCAGCATCGGAGATCCGCATGAGTACATTAAAAAGCTGTACCCATTATAAATAAATACAGCTAAGAAGTAATAATGTAATTAACTACTGAGGTTTAACTGGCCATACAACTGTTTCTGGAAAATTTTGTTGCTGAGGAACATCTAGAAGTGCTTGCCTGTAAGTTCGCCAGGAATCCTGTAATTGTGCATTCATTGATTCCCAACGCAAAGGATTAAGCACATCAACCTCTTCTTTTAAAAGTTGGTTGCGCTGCTCTCTTAAGCTTTTTGCTTTCAAGGCTAATAGCTCTTGCTCTGTTAATGCGTTTGGATTCTTAAAAGCGTTTCCATCGTATTCCCAGCCAATACCCGCATTGCCTTGAAGCTGGACCCATCCTTGACTATTAGCAAAATCGGCTTCTGCAACTGCGGTATTAACAACGATACCGTTTTCGATAATTGCGTAATTAGACATGATTACACCCATTGAATACGTACAAGACCGTCTGAGCCAGATTGGGCACTTCCAAGAGCACCTCCTCCTGCACCGCCGCCACCTGGAGAGCTCGGATAAGCAAAATTATAAAATGCAAGAGTACCACCGTTAGTTAATGCAAGACCTCCCCTGGAGCCGGATGCTCCAAATCCTCCAAATGAAGACATAGAATTACTTTGTGTATCAAGAAATCCTAATCCAAAGGATCCCGATAGACTCCAGTCTCCACTACCTGACCCGCCAGATGCTCCAGCGCTGCTTGGATTAGTGTATCCTCCTCCTGATCCTCCGTTTCCACTAATAGTTTTTGAAGAATGTACAAATGAAGACTGTCCACCGCTAGTACCGAAGGAGTTGGTGCTTGAAGCCCCTGAACCCCCAGTTCCAACTGTAATCGTACAAGAGTCGCCAGGTGTAACGTTTACATACCCAGCGCCATAACCTCCTCCTCCGCCTCCTGAACCTATTAGATAGTTATTATTAGTTCTTCCACCGCCGCCTCCAGCTCCCCAAGCTTGGACAAAGAGACGCCTAACTCCAGAAGGCACAGTAAATGTTCCAGAAGATGAGAAGTCTTGATAATTAAATCCTTCTAATCTATTCAGTTCAAACGCAGTTCCCGTGCAAGAAAATAACCATAAATCACCGGGATTCAGCGCAGCAGTTGATACACCTCCAATAAGCTCAGAAGCATTGGGGTCAATAGTAATTGTTCCTGTTCCTATATTTTTAACAAACAAATACCAGCCATCTCCTAATGTAGCAGCTGCAGTTAAAGATAAAGTCCAACTGCCACTACATAAAAGCATGTAGCCTGAATCTGCTTCTACTGCTGTGTAGGCGCTTGTTTTGCTTGCGACATTTAGAGAAGACCCAGCAGCAATAGTAGCAAAAGCTAAAACACCTGCACCGTTAGTACTTAATACTTGACCTGTTGTACCATCTGCATTTGGCAGGGTCCAAGTAACATTACTAGCAACAGTTGCAGGTGCTTGGAAAGCAACCCAGTTACTACTATCTGCGTCTGCAAAACGCAAATCATACTGAGAATTAAGTGTTAAATCAGCTCCAAATGTTTGAGCTGCAGACCAAGTTTGTGCTGCATCGAGTTTAGCTGTGTCTACATCATAACCTTGAACGGTTACTCCAATATCAGCACTCTTTAGAGTTGTTGCATCATAACCTTGAACGGTTACTCCAATATCAGCTGGAACTAAAGATGTTGGAAGTGTTGACCAAGAAGGCGCAGATCCTGAACCAGAACTCGTTAAGACTTGGCCATTTGTACCATAAGTGGCACCACCTATTCCAATTTCTCCATTAGAACCAATTCTGATCTGTTCAGAACCTGATGTTGCAATAGAAACCTGATCAGCTCCAGGGCTATAAAGTCCTGTATTAGTGTCACCAATAAAGGTAATAGATGGCGTTGATGCGCTACCTAAACTAAAAGGACTATTAGTTGCAGAAGAAGTCCATTTAGTTCCATCCCAAATATAGGTAACAGAACCGACTATAAATACTTGTCCTGTTGTTGGACTAGAAGGAAAATCAATTGCCATAACTAATAACCTTTATTTAATAATACTGCCGAATAATTAAGCAGGTACAGGTGGCCACTGCACGTTCCAAGGAAACCCAGCTTGCTCGGGCACCATGCGCAGCGTTTCACGGTAGAGCTGCCACGCCAACTTGGCGTCAGCATCTAAAGGGCTGTCGGCAAGTTGGGTCCAGTCGCAATCAGCGAGGCGGCGGTTGCGGTCATCGCGTACCACCTTGGCTTGCTCAGCATCCTTGCCAAAGCAATACGCCTCATACTGCTCTGCTGCGGTATGCACCACGCCTTGGTCGTCGGTGTAGTCCTGGAAGACGGGACCGGCGATGTATTTGGTGAACCACTGCCCGTTGATTTCTTCGACACCATCCCGCTGGCTGTATTGATAGGGCGGTGTGACCGTTGCTTGCGGACCTTCCAGCACTGGGTCGTAGCCGAAATCATCGATGATCTCAGGAGTAATGACTGGCGGGAAGCTGGTCTGTGGGTGTTCGCGGCAAAACTCGTCTTGATTTACGACGACGCCAGTAATGCGATTACGGAGTTCCATGATTAATTATTGATGAAGGGGAAATTAGGCAATGGCAAGGAAGATGTATTGCCCGCCGTTGGTATTTAATTCTCCAGGAGCTGCTCCAGGAACAGTAAAGCCTGAAGCTAATGGATCAAGAAAATCATCCGTTGTCACTTCAGCGCTTGTTAAGTTAAGGCGCAAATACGGATCATTGCCACTTGAAATGCCGCGAGCGGTGTCCCAAACATACCAACCGCCCGCGCCGTCTGTGCGCTTGATTAACACAAATCGCGCGCCATTAGTGAAGCCACAATCAATATTGAGCGTAGAGCCCGTTCCCGTGTAGCTTCCCACTTTACTTACGCCTGGGCAGGAGGCGAAGAGGTAGGCGATGTAAGTGTCCCCACTACCATTCACTGAACCGTGTGTGGCTAGATTTATATCCGTAGAAGTTGGGGCACTTGACCATCTTTCGGCTGTGCCTGTTCTGTCTATAGCTTGAGTGGTTGTGTTTAATTCTAAGCAGTTATTTGGCTCAGTTGGACCTGAGTAGACTTGCCACCCTTCAATACCATTTCTCCTTTTAACAATCATCAACTCAGGAACCGCGCCAAGATTGTGCGCAACAGTCCTGACAATGCCCGTGCCTGTATAAGCCACAATGTCGAAGAAGCCTGGGGCCCGACGCATGAAATAAAAGATATAGTTCCCGAAGCTCGAGCTATTCCAGCCTGACCCCCTTGTAATATTTTGCCCATCAGCTTTTAACTGGACATAGCTTTGATTAATTGAATTTTCAGCACCTGTAGAGGAAGAAATAAGATACGGAGCAGATGCTGAAAAAGTATTACTAGGGGTGCCAAGTCCGCGGAGTCTATCAACAAAGGTAAAAAGATTGTATCCAACTGTTCTATCTGTGCCATTTCTTGAAAATGTATTAACCAGATCAGGAGGAAATGGAACGTTCGTAGAATCAGTGTTGTCGGCTTGAGGCACACTATTTGCATAAAACACCTTTGTTGCATCCGTAGGCGTCTTCATCGGCCCGCGACGGATGGCAATATAGATGTAGTTATTGCTTGAAAGCTGCTCGTACACAAAGAAACCGCTTGCGGTTGGATAGCCTATGCGGGTACCTGTAGCTTCAGCGTCAGATGAGTTTGGATTCAAGCGATTGTCGTCAAATCCTCGCCCGTTATTTGGGAACCCACGCATAATATCTACGAGCTTCCAGCTCTCTGATGTTGACGTGTTTTTTATCAATACCCACTGAGGCTCCCAGCCAAGAGTTACCGTTGCATCACCTAAAGCATCAGTGGTAAAACTCCCACAGCTAATCACATTTTGACCACTGTCCTCGCCAAACCCGCCAGCGTCGTGCGCGAATAAATAGGCGACATAAGTGGCGCCGCTTGCATTAATTACCGCAGTGCTTACCTTGAACTCTGTTGAGGTAGGAGTAAAAGACGCCCAAATATCAGTGTTATTGCTTACAGCGCTAGTTTCGTTTAGACGCAAGCTAGAGGAATTGCCAGTGCTTCGATGATAAACAAACCAACTGCCTGTGCTATCAGTACGTTTTAGGAAAATGCAACCAGGCACTGAGCCAAGGCTATGAGAGAGAGTGCGGTTTGATGTGCCATCTCCCGTATAAGTAACTATGTCAAAAAACTTTTCCGCTTGACGGAAGGTCCAAGAAACGTATGTTTTTCCTCCTTGATTAACTTGCGCTGTCGTTGTATCTGCACCAAGACTAAAACCGTCTGCATTAAAACTGGTTAATGCATCAGTGCCAAATAATTGTTCCCCGTTTGTATTGGTTGTAGACAAAAATTTGTTAACACCCCTAACCGTATCTTGCAATTGATGAGGATCTGCTTCATTTCTTTTCTTAATCCAAACCAAACCTCCCTCGCCGCTCAGATCAATCCCATTCGTGATCGTCTGCGTGCTTCCGTTGCCGGTATAGAGGTATGTGCTAAATACATCCTCAACGTAAACTTTGGCGGCGCTGGCAGATGCAGCAAGTGCTTTAGTGTTCAGCATCAGGCATCACCCACGCGAGCGCCGTACACCTGCGTGCCGACTTTCCACAACACAATAACGGTGTAACCCGTTGTATTCAGCGTTGGTGCGTTCCCTCCTCCGGTCTTCCACACAACGCCACTGCCGCCAAAGGTCGCATCACTCCAAGTCAGCGTATAAGCGCTGCCGTCATCCACCATCAGCGTCACAGACTCACCTGCCGCAAAGTTTGTGGCTTTAGGTGTACGGTTGGCGCCAAGCGTAATCAACTGGATGCTGCCATTACCAGGGTCAATCTCAAAGGCAGCACCGTCTGTAATGGTATAAATATCTTCTAATATGCTACCGATAATTGCTGGATCTGTTAGTGTCTGTACAGCAGTAAATGTTTGAACTACATCTAGCTTTGCTGTATCAGCATCATAGGCTTGAACAGTTGAACCAATATCTGAACTAATTAATGCAGTACCATCTGCATCAGGTAACGTAATTGTACGAGATGCAGTTAAGGTTGTAGGAACAATTTCACTCGTATAAGAACTACTACCTCCGGCTCTACCTCTTAATAAGATTCCATCTTGTGTAGAAGTCTGGCGAAAGATCTGACCGGTGCTATTTGTAAATGTATTAGCACCAGTAAAAGCATTATTTGCAGATAAAGAAATGCCACCATTCAGCGATGCAGTCCATTTAGTCCCGTCCCAAGTATACGTAACGTTACCAGATGTAAAAGTTTGTCCAGTTGTGGGACTTGCAGGAAAGTCAATCGCCATAATTAATTACCTGGTTTTATTTCAAAAGCTACTTCTATTATAAATAAAAGTAGCCAAGATACTTAGTTCAGCTCAAAACAACTATTTACTAAGGAGTAACAGCAGGTTCTGGAGCATCAGGCTCCGGTGGATCCGGTGGTGGTGGAGGAGGAGGCGGCGGTGGTACAAAAGTACCATCTGGTTCTTTAATCCAGTTTTGCTCTACTTCATTAGGACATGGTTCAAACTGTGCCACAATTTCAGGAGTAAAACAATCTTCAATTGTGAAAGGAGGAGGTGGTGTAAACACCTCAATCACAATGTTGTCAGAAGAGATACGTGCGTATTTCATGATGATTAGTACTCCACAATTACAAGACCGTTTCCACCTTTTCCTCTAGAGCCCGAATCTCCTCCAGCTCCTACTGTTACTGCATAGCTTGTACCTGGTGTAACAGTTGCGGTTTTTAATGCAAAACCACCGCCTCCAGCGCCAGAATTACCATTTATACCACCGCCTCCTCCTCCCGGAAATCCGCCACTCCCTGCCCAATAATTAGTGGTTGATTGTGTACCACCACCGCCGCCGCCGTTAACTCCTGATCCTGGAACACTTTCCAGTCCAGTTGCAATATTACTTGATCCTCCTCCCCCACTTCCTGTACCTAATAAATCTATTGATAAAGATTGTAAATCATATCCAGGAAATAACGATCCGTCTTCGCCTGCAAAAGCATAATAACTACTTCCGCCACCATATCCCCGCGCTCCGCCAGTACCAGTAATTCCGTCTCCACCCTGTGCTTCTGAAGCACCACCACCTCCAGAGGTTCCGTCTATTCCGGGTGCGCCTGTTGTGCTTCCTCCAGTTCCACCTGTTCCAAATAAATTTCCAGCCCCGCCGCCACCTCCTCTGCTTCCACTTCCTCCATTTCCTCCGGAATTATTTATATCCCCACCACTACCGTTTCCTGGAGTAGTAGAGCTTCCACCAGTTGCAGATACAAGTGCGCCAAAAGAAGAAGTGTTGCCGCCACTGGCACCTGCTCCTCCTCCCCAAAGTCTTACACGAATTTGGGTAACTCCGGAAGGAACTATAAATGTTCCAGAGGTGAGATAAGAGATAATTTTACCTGTCCCAAAAGGTCCTTGAGCTGGGTAGCTAAACATAGGGACATCTCGAGAATTACTTAAGCTTTGAGTTAGTTGGCGCCCCATAATTAAACCTCTTCAAAACCAAAAACAGAAACGGCTGCAGTAGCAGCACTAACATTTACAACTACATTTTTTGTTGCTTGAGCAACAATTCCTGTTCTCTCTAAAACACCAAATGAAGGAATAGTTGTATCATACTCTAACCATTCACTTGAACCTGGTGTTCCAGTCGCAGAAATAGCTAATCTTGCAGTAATAGATGAACTACTCGTATTGCAAATACTAACGCAAAAAGTAGAAGTTGTAGCTGCAGGTACTGTATAAACAGTTGTGTTTGTAGCAGCTGTGGGAGCAGATTGCCCCAGGATTCCATTAGCCATAATCAGAAGCCAGAATAGAAGTAAGCTTTAGAGCGAGAGAAACCTGCTGGAGGATCTGTCCAGCTTAAAGTTCCACTGCCATCGGTTGAAAGAAGTTGACCTAATGTACCATCAGCTGTTGGTAATGTATAGGTTGTAGACCCTGCAGCAGCTGCTGGAGCAAGACCGACATAGCCAGAAGTTGAACCTGAAAGGCGCAGAGTCCCTTTGATATCAACTTTAGAGCCAGGTGTAGCGGTACCAAAACCAGAATTGCCAGAACTATCAACTCTAAATTGTTCAGATCCTTCTGTTGTAACAACAAAACGGCCATCAATACCAGTGTCAATAACCTCTGCTTTTGTGTTACCTACTGTAATCTCGGTTGGTGTTGCAGTTTCCTGCGGTGCTGAATCAACCCATTGCGAAGTATTTCCATCATTGTAGTAAATATAAGTGCGTCCGCCTACAGTATCAAACCAAAAGTCTCCAGGATTAGGACTAGATGGAGGTGTGTCTGCAGTATAAACAATAGGTACTCCTTGCGGAGAAGCATCAACCCACTGAGTTGTATTTCCATCGTTGTAATAAAAATAAGTTCTTCCCCCAACAGAGTCATACCAAATAGCACCATCATTAGGTGCTGAAGGCGGAGTATCACTTGCAACAATAGAAATTAAACCTTGAGGTGCAATATCAACCCACTGTGCACCGTCTGGATCATCGTAGTAAACATAAGTACGCCCACCAACGGAGTCATACCAAAGATCACCGTGATTTGGACTTACAGGTGCAGTGTCACTTGTTGTAACAGAAGCACCACCTCCTCCTCCCGTAGCCCAAGAGAGAGCACCAAAACCATTAGTGCTTAATACTTGACCAGCAGTACCATCAGAATCTGGAAGAGTCCATGTAACGTTGCTTGCAATAGTTGCAGGTGCTTGCAAAGCTACCCAGTTACTGCTATCCGCATCTGCAAAACGAAGGTCAGATTGTGCATTGAGTGTTACGTCACCAGTTAAACTACCACCAGCTTTTGGTAACGCAGCATTGGCTAGATCATAAGCAGTCTTAACACTATTAGGCGTTGCTGCTTTTGTAGTACTTGTACTGCTTGTTGAATCTTCTAGTTGAACAGCACCTTTCTGAGCTGTTGTTGCATCCTGAATACTGATATCAGGTGTTGTGCCGCCAGTGCTTGCAAGTGGTGATGTTGCCGTAACAGCAGTAATGGTGCCGCCAGAGCCGTGAGCACTGATCGTAATTGTGCCATCACCATTGGTAATCGTGACACCAGTAGAAGCAGTTAATGTTGCTTTAGCTAAAGTCCCGTCTGTTTTACCAATTAAAAGTTGGCCATCAGTATAAGTAGTTTGACCAGTACCACCGTAACCTGTGGCTAAAGTAGTGCCTTGCCAGGTACCAGAACTGATTGTTCCTACACTTGTTAAGCTGGAAGAAACAACAGCACTGCCAAGGCTTGTTGCATCAAGAACTTTTACATTATTGATTCGATATTCTTTAGTTGAAACAAGATCAATATGTTCACTAAATGTCCAAGCATCAGTTGCATTTAACCATTCAATAGTTTTATCAGTCGATCCTTTAAGTATGATTCCACCTGCATCTGCTGTAGAATCAGTCGGAGTAGGAACAACACCTAATTCAATATTCTTATCTTTAACAAGAAGTGTTGTTGAATCAATTGTTGTGGTTGTTCCCTGAACTGTTAGATTACCAGGGATATTAATATTACCTGCTGCATCAGCACTTAAACGAATAGCACCGCCAGTAACAAGTGCAATTTCATTTGCACCTGGACGTAATAGGCCGGTATCAGCATCGCCATCAAAAGCGTAACCAGGTGTAGAAGGACTTGTAGAATCGTCACCTAAGATGGCACCTGTCATAGTGCCGCCTGCTTTTGGTAATGCAGCAATGCCTAAGTCATAAGCAGTTTTAACACTGTTTGGTGTTGCTGCTGTTGTAGTACTAGTACTAGAGGTAGAATCTTCTAATTGAACAACACCTTTTTGTACTGTTGTACCATCAGCAACATTAAGAGTGACTGAACCATCACCATTAACAACACTAATATTCGTTCCAGCTGTTAAGGTTGACTTGGCTAGAGTTCCGTCTGTTTTACCAATTAACAGTTGACCATCAGTGTAAGAAGTGTGGCCTGTGCCCCCATAGCCATGAGTAACTGTTGAAGCTTGCCAAGTACCTGTTGTAAGGGTACCTACACTAGTTAAACTAGAAGCAACAACAGCACTACCTAAACTTGTTGCATCAAGAACTTTAGTTCCGTTAATTCTATATTCTTTGCCACTAGCAACACTAAGATGACCGGTTAAAGAGCTGTCGCCAGAAGCATCAATAACAAACTGACTAACACCGTTAGTTGCAAATCCAAGTTGATCAGCACCTGGAGAATAAATGCCAGTATTAGTATCACCGGTAAAAGTAATACTTGGTGAAGCTGCAGTTCCTGCCGCAAAACTTACGGGGCCGGCAAGACTAATTGATCCTGTAACAGATAAGTTACCACCAACTAAAACATTATTAGCAAAACTTGCGGCGCCACTGGAATCAAGACTTAAGCGAATAACACCGCCAGTTACAAAAGCAAGTTGATCAGAACCAGGGCTAATAAGTCCTGTATTGGGATCAGATGCAAATTTTACTGCACAGTTTGTAACGCTACCTGTAGATAGCGCCATGTTGCTACCGTCTTCTCGCAGAAGAGGATAACCACCTTGAGTAAATCCATCGTGAACAACACAAGTATCTTTATCGATATCAACAGTGACTTCACCAACTGCACCAGTGAAGAGTGCGGTTTCACCTGTTGTTCCGCGACGAAATTGTACTTGTGTAGCCATGGATTGTCCTTGCTATTTAAAACTTTGTCGCTGTTCTTCTTTTTATTTTAAAGCAGGTAGGTTCTATTTATACTGCTACCCAGCTAGATGATGTTCCATTATAAATGTAAAGGGCTGGAACAGACTTATCATAATGAAGCTGACCATCAATAGCATTGGTAGGAAAACCACTCAGGGATGTTGATGCAACAGCTTTTGGTGTTTGCCAAGTGCTGCCATCATAAATCTTAAAGATCTGCGTACTCGTTGAATCTAACCAGCTTTCTCCTTTTGAAAGAGGAGTATAACCAGTAGGTACAGCATTAGGAGCACTACTGCCAACATGAATCGGACCAACCTTAATTAACTTTGGTGTTACTGCATCATCGCGGAAATACAATCCCGGTTCTGTAGCATTAAAGTTAAGTCCAATTTCACCATCACCTAACCGACTTGGTAATACGCGGTCATATAAAAGGCTTGAACGGAGGCGCAGAATTTGTACAGACATTCTTAGTTACTGAGATAGATTCCGCAATCAATCTGGCTGGCATGGCGTTCAGTAGGAACACCATTAAGATATGTACCGCAGTCTAAAACATCTACGGTTCTAACTCCAGTATCCACATCATAATCAGCAGGATTGCCATTCAGATAAGTACCACAATCAATAGCACCACCACGGAAAGTAGAACTGTAATCAGTAAGGGGTTGATCAAGCATACCAAACTTGGCAGTCTTGATTAAGGTCATATCAATATTTAACATCTTCTGCATTACTGTCAGCATTGTATTCGTTACATTCAACGGAATACCAGTAAAGCTAAACCGATCACTATTAGGATCATTTGGATCATAATCAGGGTTCTGCCTGATGTTATCTGTAACCATACTGGTCACTAAGTTGGGATCGTAATTAGCTTGCTGGTTAGGTTGGTTACGAGGGCCGCTCATGCCTTTAGCTCCGGTCCAAGGCATCCCATAACCCATCATCTGGAGACGTTCTGCAGCCATCCGCAAGCGTTCATTTTCCTTTTCTAGCTTCTTCAGAAAGGTTTCAGCAGACTCGCCAACAGGTGGATCATTCGGTTCAAGCAGCCACGTGTTGATGTACTCATGGGGTTTTAAATTATGAACTTTGCAATAACCTGATGTTGTTTGGGGTGTTGGGGCAATAATAACAAAGTTATTAGCATCAATAATGTGGCTAACAATATAGTCACTTGACTCGTGATTATCAGCAATAAACTCAATGTTAACGCGGGTATTTAAGCCTAAGTCATGGGGTTCTTCTGTTGTAATTGTAATGTTAGGACCCGATTGTGAATATGTTGCGTTTAGATCGAATACTTCATTGCCTTCATCATGGACAATGGACCACATTGCTGCATAGATATGCTTGCACCAGCGAAGCTGATAGTAGGCAAGGAGTGGGCGCGAATCTTCTGAGAGATCTTCATACGTAGGTAGCTGATAAAAATTATTGATAACAACGTAACCAAAATCAGAGTAAACGCCAACATCATCCCTGGTTGGAATCAAATTTCCATTGCGGTCCATGCTGTA